GTTGTCTATGTCATCGCATGAAATAGCAGAGGTGTTAAACTTACCAGAAGTTACAGTACGCCCAAGGTTATCAGAGCTAAAGAACGATAATAAAATAGTTGATAGCGGCGAGCGTGGCGAAACACCTTGGGGTAAAAAATGCATCAAGTGGAGGTCAGTATGAGTAGAATAAGTTTTGATGACTCAGACTTAGTTATTATTAGATTAGCTTTTGTTTGGGGGCTTTTGAGAATTGATGATATGCAAGAAACAAGTGAAAGGCTTAATATTAAGTCAGAGGAATTAGACGCACATCACGAACACATGAAAATGAAATTAAAAAGCTTTATAAAGCGTTTAGATAATATAGAAAAAAGAAAAAAAGTTTCGGAGATATTCCAATGAAATACGGCGGTTTAGAAATAAAAGGCAGTGAAGCAAACTTTGTGTTTTACAGCCCAGACGGACAAAGGTTTTATGAACCTGCAAAGCGTTGCCCTGACTGCGATACAAGCGGTCAGGTAATGGGAGAGAAGGCTGTCATTGATTATGTCAATGGCGGCTCACTCGTTGAGATAGTAGCAACATGCCTGGAGTGTGAAGGTCTAGGTTTTGTAGTAGATGATAGTGATGAGTAAGCATAGCCTCAAGTCAAAGCGTAGGCATCCAGCTGCGCCGCGAGAACGCATAGAAGTCGGGCATATTACTTTTGAGTTGTGTCCGACAAATGCTACGTTTGCACTAATAGCCGGCAACGCAGTGCAGTCAAAAGATAGACGCCCATTGTTCTCTGGCATGATAGAACCCGAAATGGAAAAAGAACTACGCAGGGTAGCGTTTAGATTCAAATCGATACTAAAGGCAAAACATGGGGAAGAAGAAGCCTAGAATAGCTTACTGTTGGTCATGCAAAATGCCGTATGATTTAAACAAGGGTGGCTGGATTATCTTGCTTAGTAAGGAGCTTATTTGTGCTGATAATCAGGAGTGTTGGCACACTGTTTTACAGTATTATGAACGTGCTAAAAAAAGGGGATTGACAAATGCCACTGAAGAAGTACGCTAACGCGAGCCCACCAGGGCGAGATAATAACTTACAAGTTATTACTACCAGTAACTACAACAGTTACTGTAAAGAAACTAACAATAACTATATAACTAGTAATAACTACAAGATCTTACAGGAGACATTGACCAAGATGTCACCGGCGTACAAGATGGGTAAGAAGCGTAGGCAAGAAGATCCGTTGTCTTGGCGAATACAGAAGGTGACTAGCAAGATCAGGCCAATGATGTCTGTAGATAAATTTTTAGAAGTTTCTAAAAGTATTGCAGTGGCTAGTCCAATGGAGCAGGTAGAGATTGTGCATAAACTTGAAGTGTGGCTAGACAAAGTACATGGTATCAAGTTATAACAAAAACAGAAGTATGTTTTTTTACTGCCGTAAAGTTTTGCTATACTTCTCCTGATGGGCTTTAGTTCTCAGCTTATCTGGTTTAACTGGCCCTTGCCTGGTCAGGCTGGCATAGAAGTCGTCTGCATGGCGAGGGCGTTTTTTTAAGGAATAACATATGGGCAAGAGCAGAACAGTTACCATAGACATTATGAAAAAGATTGTTGATCGATTGGCTCACGGCGAAACACTCGTGGATATTACAAACGATGACAGTATGCCTACGTACAGAGCAGTAACAAGAGCGGTGGCCGGGGATGATAACATGTACGAGCTTTACAGGCGCGGTAGGATTGCTCAGTGCGAATGGTTTACTGATCGTATTAACAAACTAGCAATGGAGCCGCTACCAGAAGGTCTAGACGTTCGTGAGCTAAATGCTGAGGTAAACAGACGTAGGCTAGAGATAGATACTCTCAAGTGGACAACAGCAAGAAACCAGCCGTTTGGTATACGTGACAAGAAAGAAGACCAACCGCAATCACAAGCATTTACGATTAGCTGGCAGGGTGGAGATGTGGCAGTCAATGCACTGGAAGATGAAGAACAAGATGCAATGGTAAAGCATTAGGTAACATGAGCGATAGTATCCAAGAAATTGAACAAAGACTTAAAGCTAAGTACCCTATCTTTGAAAACATAGAAGTAGTGGACAAACGAGGGTCAGGTTCTGCTGGGCAAAGAAAGTTAGAGTTTTATCACCCAGAAGATAGTCCAACAGGTAAAGTATTAATTGAAGTGTTTGATCAATCAATGCAAGGACTAGAGCTAGAAAACGCAATACTTGGTGACATGCTACACAATGCACCATACGTTAGCCGTAACTTTGCAAACCTACGTAATAAGTTAAAACAAACAAGAACTCCTGAGCAAATATTAGTAGATAAACAAGCATATGAAATTGCAAAGACTAAGTATGGAGAACAACGTAGTTTTGATAAGTGGATGGAATACTCAAGACTAGACGCATTCATTCGTGGTTATGCTGTTAAACAATGGGATGATAGTTACTATACAAATGAACAAAAACTGTTGATTGATTCAATGATGGATCAGCTAAAACCTGATGGGTCAACAAGATCGATGATGGGTAAATGATGTTGTGTTGTGTGTGTGAGAGACATCCTGAGCGTCCGATCTACGCGCGTGAGATGCAAGTATTCGAATGTTTGAATATGTACAGGCAAACAGGTAGATCTTGCAGGTGGCAACCACTACATCTTGTGGTTTGCAAATACTGCATAGCTCCTACAAAAGCTAAGTCGTTGTAATGATTAAACAATATTGCATAGTTAACATAATGTATATTATGCGTATTGGGTTTTGCCATGCATTTTATGCATACCACCCCCCCACCCCCCGACATTTTTGCCGCCGTTTCTATACACGTATAATACCTGCGAAGCAGGGAGCCTCATGCACTCTGACTTAACTCCTGACCAGCATGCTATGCTTGGTCACTTAACAGAGCTACGGAGAGGCGTTGTGAGTAGCGATAGTGCGTCTAAGCAGTTAGAGTGTGCGGTATTGCTTTTGGATCTGTACGAGGCTATCCTTGAGTTACATGGTATATTGATTTACGAAGATCAAAAAGAGGTTACGAAGCAGTGACGCATATCGAGATACCGTATGAGCCTAGGCCGTTACAGATGTCTTTGCATAATGAGATGCAGGTAAAGCGGTGGGGTGTTGTTGTATGTCATCGTAGGTTTGGCAAGACTGTATGGGCTATTAATCATTTATTAAGGGATGCATTAGTTTCTGGTAAGTCTAACCCCCGATATGCCTATATGGCCCCCACCTATCGTCAGGCAAAGAATGTAGCTTGGGATTATATAAAACATTTTGCTGGTGGTATACCGAATGTAAAGTTCCATGAGACTGAATTGCGGTGTGATTTGCCTACAGGGGCTCGGATAAGCTTACTCGGTGCAGAAAACCCTGATAGTTTACGTGGTATATATTTAGATGGTTGTGTCATGGATGAGGTTGCTGACATGCCTGAGAATGTATTTCCGGAAGTGTTAAGGCCGGCGCTATCTGATCGTAAGGGGTTTTGTATTTTTGTGGGTACGCCTAAAGGCCATAATGCTTTCTATGATTATTATGAACAGGCGTCATCTGATGAAGATTGGTTGAGTGCGGTGTATAAGGCTTCTGAGACAGGGTTGTTGGATAAGGAAGAGTTAGATGCTGCTAGGGGTATGATGACCCATGATCAGTATATGCAAGAGTTTGAGTGTAGCTGGAATGCAAATGTGCCAGGCGCTATTTATGGCAAAGAGTTAGAAACGGCTACGACTGAGGGTAGAGTAACGAATGTACCTTATGACCCGGCGCACAAAGTAGATACCTGGTGGGATCTCGGAATTGGTGATTCAACATCGATATGGTATACCCAGACGGTTGGCAGGGCTGTGCATGTTATAGATTATTATGAAAATAGAAATCAGGGTTTGCCGCATTACTGTCAAATTTTAAATCAAAAGAATTATTTGTATGGTACGCATAACGCGCCGCACGATATAGAGGTGCGTGAATTGGGTAGCGGTAAGAGCCGAAGGGAAGTAGCCTGGGATCTAGGATTAAATTTTAGGGTGGTTCCTAAGCTTCCTATAGAGGATGGGATACATGCGGCGCAAATGTTGATACCCCGGCTCTGGTTTGATCGTGAGAAGTGTAAGCAGGGTTTGGAATGTTTGCGGCAGTATCATAGGTCATACAACGATAGAACAAGATCATTTAGGGCTAACCCGGTGCATGATTGGTCTTCTCATGCAGCTGATGCGTTTAGGTATTTTGCTGTAGGGCTTAGGGAAAGTGGGCCGACAATGAAAGCGCCGCAAATGCAAGCGATGTCAGATTATGACCCATTTGCAGCTTAATTATAAATTAGCCAGGTATACTGATGCTGCTGAAGTAACAGAAGTTTGCAAAATGTTTCATGCGGAAAGTTGGCAACGATTTGCTGACTTTGACTTTGATAGAATGCAGCAATGGGTAACGGAGCGTATTGATACGGATGACAGCGAAATATTCACAGCATGGGATAATAATTTGTTAGTTGGATGTCTTGTTGGAATGGCGTATTATTACCCATATTCAAAAACACTAGTCGCAGGGGATTATATCTGGTATGTTGTACCTGAGTATCGAGGCGGCATGATTGGGGTGCGGCTAATGAAGATGTTTGAAGAATGGGCGCGAGGTGTTGGAGCAGTTAACATTTGTACTGGCGCAACATCTGGCATAAATAGTGAAAGGGGCGCGTTATTATTGCAGCGTCTAGGTTATAGTCCAGTTGGGACTTCTATGCAGAAGGATTTAAGATAATGTGTTTTGGTGGTGGAAATGCCAATATGAGTAATCAACAAAAAAATTCAGAGGCGAACAAACAAGCTGCTGGTACTCGCATGGCATCTGGTGGAAACTATGTAAGTCCAAAAACTAGTTTTCAACAAGTTAAAGATGATATTCAAATGGATTTAGGTATTAAGCCAAAAGACGTTGATTACTATGCTAGGCTTGATGATAGGGCTGCACGTTCTAAAGCAGCTATGGAAAATTTAGGAAAAGATATATTTGGCAGACCTGCATCTGATGATAGCCCGGCTCCAGCG